CAATTTCGTGGCCGAGGGATGGCTTGAGACGGGCCGTATCCGACTGGGCACGATCGAGCCGAAGTCGTGGGTGGATGTCCGCCTGATCGGATCGACCTTGATGTCTGGGGATGCGACGATGTTCGCGTCCACGACAGACTCCGGCTCCCCTTCCTCGTGGGCTCCGACTGCTCTGGTCACGTCCAGTATCCCTGACGCGGTGTCAACGCTGGGTGCGGTGGCGGCAACGCCGCAGCCGGACATTTACTTGGCGGTCCGCCTGCGTCCGAATGACGCGAAGACCGCCACGTCGCTGATCAAGGGCTATCAGGTGCGGGCGATCCCGTCGCCGTCTCGCACGGAACTGATCTCCGTCCCAGTGATGTGTTTTGACTTTGAGGTGGACCGGCAGGGCGTGCGGTATGGCACGAAGAACGGTGCCTATGCCCGGTACAAACTTTTGAAAGCCCTGGAGCAGGCGTCTGCGTTGATCCAGTTCCGTGACTTCACGACCGGTGAACTGGTGTCCGCCTACGTGGAGCGGGTGTCGTACTCCCGCACGAACCCGCCGACACGTCAAGTGTCCGGCAATGGTGGTGTGATCACGATCCTGCTGAGGCTCGTGTGATGACACCGGAGGCGATCGTTGGTCTGGTCCTTGGTGTCCTGACGATCATCGGCATCCTGCTTGGTGCCCTTGGGTGGTTCATCAAGCAGAAGATCCGCGAGTTCACGTATCAGATCCAGCCCACCGCGAACGGTGGCAAGTCGCTGAATGACCTGCACAAGAAGGTCGATGCGCTGACGGATGACGTGTCCATGTTGAAGAAGGCGGTGCTCCAGTTGGAGTCCGATGTTGAGGAGTTGATGTAATGCCCGTGATCCCCGCGAAGTGGCGCAAGTACCTGTACTCGGTTGGCATGGCGGTGGTGCCGTTGACGCAGGCGTTCGGGTGGATTGACGACAACAAGGCAATTGCGATTGCCGGCGTCATCTACGCCGTGTTCATGGGCGGGTTGGCTGCCGCGAACGTCCCGAAGGGCAGCGATGCCTGACAAGACGATTCATGGGTGGCCGATCATCGCTGACGGCTCGAGCACGAAGCTGAAGTCGTTCACCATTCCTGGCACGAACCGCAAGATCAAGCTGCACAAGCAGCTCGGTCCGTACCTTGTCGCGTTCGCGTCGGAGTACCACGAGCAGATCGCCCCGATTGATACGGGCACGTTTGATGACTGGGGGTGGTCCCCGGTCCGGTCGGGTCGCGCGACGGACAAGATCTCCGATCATTGTGCGGGGGTGGCGATGGACCTGAATGCCACCGGGCCTGATGGCCGGCAGGGGCATGGGCTGACTTGGTGGCTGAAGAACCCGGTGAAGTACGCCCGCCTGAAGCGCCTGCTGAAGAAGTACCGGCTGCTTGAGGCCGGCATCACGTACACGCGGTTTCTTGACCCGATGCACTACACGTTCAAGCACGGGGTGGGCACGGCTGCGGTCCTAGCGGAGATCAAGCGACTGGGCATTAAGTCGGACGGCACTTCCGCCCCGTCCTAGCCGATACTCACACTACGCCGTAGAAGGCCCCATAGGGGCGATTCCAGCCATTCTGAGACACGAAACCCCCCTGCCTAGAGTCAACGGGCAGGGGGGTTTTTCTCGTGCCTTAAAACGGCTCTGAGGGCTTTCAGTCCCCGAGCTGCTCTGGGGTCAGGATCGTCTCCGTCATCCGGTACTGGGGCTTCACGTTCGCCCGCTTCGCCGGACGGGACACCTTGCGCAGGGATCCGAGAAGATCCTCATAGCAGTCAGCGCACAAGTCCACCTCCCACGGGGAGGAGTCCTGGTACTTGTAGACGACCATCATCACGTCCACGCTGCTGGCGTTGCGACAGCGGTCGCAGACCTTCCTAGCCACGGTTGCCACTCTTTACCTCCTTGAGGGCCACCACTTTAGCGGTGCGTCGCTGGGCGGGGAACATCACTTGACCGGCGAGCAGCTCGTTACGCTGCTGCCGTTCCAGCGACAGGCCGAGGTAGATCTCAGTCGTCTTGGTGTCCTTGTGTCCGAGCATGGCTGACACGCGACGCAGGGCACCGTCGTAGCCCTCCGACCGGAGCCGGTCAAAAAGCGCCCTCGCGCCTGCCCTGCGAAGGGAGTGCGCACCGGTCCCCTTCGGGTCGTAGCCCAGTGCCTCAAGGGCACGTTTCACGCACTCGTACGGCTTGAACAATTTCGTCGTGGGCAGCAGTTCGGCCTCGATGGTGCGGGTGTACTTCGCGGTGTGCGGGTCGGTGACCGGCTTGCGGGTGGGAACCAGATACCACTCGGGGACCAGGTTGAACACCATGAGCCGCTTGTACTCCTTGATCCACCGCTCCAGTTCCTCCCGAAGCTCCACGCACATCGGCATCACGTCGGCTTCCTTGGTTTTCCACCGGTACACGCTGATCGTGTTGCGGTCAAAGTCCACGTCCTGCAGTCGCAGGGACGCGACCTCGCTGCCGCGCAGGAACGTGTACAGGCCGATCGCGATGACGGCCCGGTCGCGGGGGTTGTCGGCGGCGTCCAGCAGGGCGCTGAACTCGTCCACGGGCAGCCAGAACTGCTCCTTGGTTTCGGTGCGGACGTTGCGCCACCCTTCGGTGGGATCCATGTGGCGGGGCAGGTGACCGTGGCGGTGCAGCCACGCGATCCAGCCACGCAGGACGGACAGGTACAAGTTCTGGGTGGTGCCAGACCACCCTCCCCCGGCGAAGAACGTCTCGACGTGGTGCGGCTTAATGAGGTCCACTCGGGTGTCCCCCACGATGGCGACCCACCGGTTGAGGAACACGCGGTGCATTTTGACGGTGCCGGCGGTCAGTCCCCGAGCCTTGAGGTGGGCCAGGTACGGGTCTCGGATGTCGCTGACGATGAGCTTTCTCATTGTGACTCCTACGGTACGGGATGTGAATATCACGATTGTGACAGTCAATATTGACCGATGTCAACAGAACCACACCGTTGTGTTAGCAAGAGGGTTCAAGTCCCCCCTCGGACACAAAAGTGTGTTTCTAAGTCCCATGTTGGGGCTTTTTGTGAGGGAAATGCGGTAGTTGAACATTGAAATATGTTCGGACATATCGGGCGGATTTTGCGTTTTTTGATGTGGACAATGTCCGGTCATCAATGTGGACAGTGCTGCATGGACGTGCTGTAACCTAGTTATCCACAAGGCAGTACACACAAGACAAAGGATACGCGGACATGGCACCACCTACACGGACACCCAGCAAGGACGTGCTGCGGCGGTGGCGGGACGCGGGGTACACGCAGGCTGAGATGGTTGAGCTGACCGAGAAGGAGTTTGGGCAGCGGGTGACTCGGTCAGCGATCGCCAACGCAATGGTCCGCTACGGCCTCTCGGAGGATGCTCCGCGGTATCAGGACGAGATCCCGTGGCGGATCAACCCTCGGCACGTGACGGCCCAGCCGGTGCGGATGCTGCGGCTTCTGGGGAAGCGGAACCAGGGCAGGGATCTGACGGCTCGGGAGACCGAGGAATTGACCTCGTGGCTTCGGCAGTTGGATGAGAAGAAGCTGATCGTCGGGTACGACTACGACGACAATCGAGGGTTTCACTACATCTCAAAACGGTATAAGGATCACCGGGGCAAGATCCCGATTCGGAAAAAGTCGTTGCGTATGGCCGCGGGTAAAGCCCGCGGCAACCGTCAGAGCTAGTACGTATCGTTAACGGTAGTAGTAGAGCCGGGGCTCTTAAAAGCCCCGGCTCTTATTACGTTACGTACTAAACACATACTACGTGTACTACGTATTTTCCAGTGTAGTTATTACAACGTTACGTAGGTTGTAGCCCACGATCGTCGCCAATGCAAGAGACTCCCTCAAAACCCAGACACGGCGTGTCGCCGTCCAGCAGACTTCGCGACACGCCGCAGGGCGGTCCTTGCAAACACCCTCGGTGGACTGTCACAATACTGGGCACCTGAGGGGGAACCCATGATCAACATCACCATCACTGACCGGACATTGACCGTGATCAGCCACGGCGAACCGGACCTTGACGAGTGGCTCCAGCTCGTCTCGGACTACCAGATTGAGGGGCCGTTGGAAATCCTTGATTACACGCTGGAGGACGACGACACGCACACTTGGCGTTTTGCGTTCGCCGATGTGGACCTTACGGTAGGGGACTCACAATGAGTCATTTGTCCTACTCGCAGGTGGAGACCCTGCTCACGTGCGGTGAGAAGTACCGCCTGACCCGCATCGAGGGGATCCCTGAGGATCCCGCGTGGTGGCTCATCGGTGGCACCGCTGTCCACTCTGCCACGGAGGCGTGGGACAAGGGAGCGATTGACGCAACTGCAGCCGACTTGTTCACTGAGTCGTTTGACTACGGTCTGAGCCAAAGTTCAGTTGAGGATCTGTCCCTCCTCCGCACATCGGGTCGTGCCACGAAGGACTACCCGAATGGGGAGGACGAGACGTGGTGGCGGGACAACGGACCGAAGTTCGTACAGGCATGGATTGACTGGCGGCTGACGAACCTCAACCTGCAGATCCTTGACCTGAACGGAAGACCCGCGATCGAGGTGTCCGTGGGGGCGTTGACCGCGGACCAGGTGGAACTCAAAGGGTTCATTGACCGAGTGTTCGTGGACGCCACGACCGGTGACCTGTTGATCGTGGACTTGAAGACTGGGCGGAACACTCCCCCGTCCAGCCTGCAGATGGACTACTACCGGTACGCCCTGCAGTCCACGCTGGGCCTGCAGGCCCACTACGGGGCGTACTGGATGGCCCGACAGGGCACCTTGTCCACGATCCACCACCTGTGGCGCAGCGACGAGCAGATTGAGGACATGCTGCGCAAGGCACGGATCCTGATTGACAACGAGCTGTACATCCCGCACCTGTCGATCCTGTGCGGATCGTGCGGGGTGAAGCAGCACTGCCACGCTTACACACACCAGCACACTAATTCCGGTATTCAAGAGGAGATGATCGCATGAGCGCACCCGACAACGTGCTTGTTCAGTCCAACTTCAAGTCACCGCTTGGTGCCCTGCACAACGCGTATGGGCACGACGAGCAGTCCTACGATCTCGCGCTGGCGATCCTTGAGGATCGCGTGGCGCGTCTAGCCGCGCTGGAGCAGCAGATCCAGGCAACCGCGAACGTCGCGAAGGCGATGCCGGTTGCGCCGCCCGCACAGCAGCCCCCGTCTGTGCCGGCACCTGCTGCTCCAGCAGCGGCATCCACTGGATGGGACGTGCCCGCCCCCGCACCGTCCTTCCAGCAGGCCGCTACCCCTTCGTGCCAGCACGGGTCACGTACGGCCCGCTCCGGTGTTGGCGCGAAGGGGCCGTGGCGGGCCTGGTTCTGCCCGCAGCCGAAGGGTGCCCCGCAGTGCGAGGCGATCTGGGTGCGTCGCGGTTCGCCCGAGTGGGACGTGTTCCCCGCATAACCGATGAGGACATTACACCGTGCTGTCCGCTCCATTGACCGGGGCGGCACCGTTATCCCGGTGCCGTTCCAGTCATGGACGGACGCTGGCATCAGCATCCGCCGAGGCGAAGTCTCAATGATTGCCGGACCGCCTGGTGCCGGCAAGTCATCGCTCGCTCTCGCGATCGCTGTCGCATCCAAAGTGCCGACGCTGTACGTGTCGTGCGATTCGCACGAGTCCACGATGGCGCTTCGCACCATCTCAATGGTGACGCGAATGCCGCAGCTTGATGTGGAAGCAGCAATGCTGACGGATCCTGAGTGGGCGTCACGGGTAATCAGTGAGCATGCCGGACACATCAAGTGGATGTTTGACGCCTCCCCCACTCTCGGTGACCTTGAAGACGAGGTCAACACGTACCGCATGATCATGGGCGAGGATCCCGAACTCGTCATTGTTGATAACGCCGTTGATATCACGCACGAGCAGGGTGACGAGTTCTCGTCACTGCGGTCCCTCATGCGTGAGGTGAAGTGGTGGAGTCGGGACACGGGTTCGGCGTGGGCGATCCTGCATCACACGTCCGAGTCATATCACGGCCAGCCGTGCCCGCCACGGTCGGCGCTGCACGGCAAGATCGCCCAGATCCCCAGCCTCGTGCTCACACTCTCGTCAGATGAGCCGGGGTTGATGGCGGTTGCTGCCGTCAAGAACCGGTACGGCCCCGCGGACGCGACGGGGAAGACGGCGGTGTGGATGGACTACCACCCGTCCACAATGCAGATAAGGGACTTTGACTCGTGAGGTTCGTGTCCCTGTTCGCGGGTGTCGGTGGCTTTGACCTCGGGTTTGAGCTGGCCGGGTGGACATGCGTCGGCCAGGTGGAGATTGACAAGCACTGCCAGACGATCCTCAAGCGGCATTGGCCGGATGTGCCGCTGCATGACGACGTGACGACAGCGAAA